TTAATGGTAGAGACTTTCTTGATGCCATTAGAAAACCAGCAGTTATAGATGCAAAAATGACACTTCAAGATCAAGAAATTGGTCTGAGGCAGAAGGAATACTCAGCTAGGAATGTTCAACAAGAGTTTGGCTCAGGTTTTGATAGATCTGAGAATCTAATAAAGGCAGACTTATTGCCAGATGGAAGAATTAGAATATCAAGACATATAAGAAAATTAACCGAGAAACAGAAAAAAGATGGTATAGATACAGAACGAGAAGAAATGGCAATAATTAGTGTCGGTGAAAAACAATACATAAAAGATGGAAGAAATAAGGCTAATATATGGGTAAACGATGATGATGGGCCAGTAAATTTAAGGCTATTAAGAGGAGAGTTGGGTTCTGCCCCAGGAGCAGATTATAGTTATAAGAGTGTGACAGGACCTGGAATAAAAGGTGTTCAATTTGCTCATGCAAATAAAGGAGGGCATATTGTTCCTGGTGTAGGTAACAAAGATACTGTTCCTGCAATGCTTACCCCAGGGGAATTTGTTGTAAATAAAAAAGCTACCCAATCTAACATGGCCCTTCTTAAAGCTATCAATGATGGAACCATTAGAGGTTACGCTGCAGGAGATGTTGTTGGAGATAAGAGAAACGGTTTTTATGCAGAGGGTACAAATGGAATGAAGAGTGGTCCCTTCCCAACAAGAAGAATGGCTAGAAAAGAAGCAAGACAAATAGTAAGAAATCTTGGTATTTCTCGTTCTGGTGGAATGGGAATGATGGGTGGAAGAGCAATGGGCCTATCCATGCTTGGGGGCACGGCAATGATGGGTGGAATGATGATTCCAGGCGTTGCACAAAATCAAGTAGCATCAACTGCAATGATGGGTGGAGGAATGTTGTTGTCAATGGCTCCAATGCTTGCAGGCATGGGGCCAGTTGGACTCGCAATTGCTGGAGTAACAGCAGCGGCAACAGCGGCTGGAGTTGCACTTTATAAGTGGAGAGATGGTGTTGATACCGCTTCTCGTAAAGCTGCAGAATTTGGAGCAAATCTAGGTGCAACTGCAAATGCTTTGAACAATATGGCAGCATTAATGGGACAACAAACGCCTTCACAAAGAAGGGCACAGCTTACATTAAATAAAGAAGATAAAGAAATTCTAAATGAATATGCTCAAGAGTTTCAAAACATGTTTTCTTCAGAAAAGGGACAGGCATTTATTGAAGATCTTAAAAATTCAACCTCTGCAGAAAGATTTAAAAAACTTTCTGATAACTTAAGTTATGCAATAGCAGCGGGAATGCTAGATCAAACAACAGCTCAAGCTTTTGCAAAAGGCATTGCTATAGAAATTGGTGATGCAGTTTTAGGAACTCAAGTAGCAACAAGAATATCTGAACAAGGTCAGGGTCCAGAATCACTAATTAATTTAGCTGAAAAAAGAATATCAAAGTCTTCCGATCTTATGTCAAATGCACTAAATGAAACTACGCTTACACATGAAGAAGCTTCTAAAACAATAGGTGCTGCAACACAAATAATTCAAGACTTTTCTAATGCAGAAGCGTTAGCTAGAGAGCAGTTCGCTGCTGGTGATATAGGGTATGAAGAACTTCAATTAATTATTGAAAAAACAACAAAGGCTCAAAGTGATTATAGCGAGGCAATTCAATTTGCACTAGATAAAACAAATGATTTGGGCGCAACAATGCAAGCAGTTATTGAGCAAGTTTCTTCTGCTGGAATATATACAGAAGATCAGGTTAAAGAATTAGAATCAATAACTGGTCGTTTAAGAAGCGGAGAGCCAGTAACTACAGAAGAAATCCCTCAAGTTGTAGACCAGTATACTGGTCCTGGGATGGAGATGACTGCTGTAACAGTAGAAGAAGTTGGAAGAGAAACTGCAGCTAAAACTGGTCAAGCATCAACAATTGATCAAAATGAACTAATATCTGCAGCACTTGGTTTACAAGGAGAAATAAATTTTGAAGATATGAAGTCCATCTTAGAAGAAATATCTTCAGGTGCTGGCGAATTATTTGATATATATAGTGCTCAAATAGATTTAGGAAAACTTCCTTTTGAAGCACTAAGGTCAACTGCTGCATCAGAAGCAATATCATCACTCATAACATCTGGTAATGAGTCTGATGTTAGAGATATTGCGGTTAATTTTGAATCTTCTGGTGGAGATTTAATTTCATTATTAAGATTAATATCTTCTCTTCCAGAGGACGGGACAGTAAGATATGACTTCCTTATGAATTTTGATCTTTTAACTCCAGAACAACAAAACACAATGCTATCTGACTCAGAAAAATTAGCAAGTATATTTGGTGATAATTTTGCTAACAGTATTCGAGAAAGCAGTAAATATCAAGAAGCTTTAGAACAAGGTACAACTGAAGCAATAGTTTCAGATATGGAAGAAGCAGAAAAAGTATTTGGTAAATATGCAACCTCAATAATTAATTATGCAAATATTACTGATACACCACTTTCAAGATTAACTGGTTATGCAAAAGAAATTTCTAAAATTCCACAAGACTTGCAGTTCAAACTTGGTATAGATATTACTAACAGAGAAGACTTAAAACAATTTGGTCCACTTGCAGATGATATTGCTAATAGTGCCTCTATATTATTAAAACTACCAGAAGAAATAAATGTTAAAGCTTTTATTGAAGCTAATACAAATAAAAATGGTGAATTAGCAAGCCCAGAAGAGTTGGCAAATGAAGTAATAAAAATAAGAAAAGCAATGGCTGATTTAGATTCAACAAAACCAGAAATTGTTAAAAAGGCTGCAGTTCAAATAATGGTTCAAGAAGGAATGACTCAAACCGATGCTAACACAGCTTTTGGTAAATTACTTGCAAGAATGAAAGATTTTAACGATTTTAAGGTAGAAGACAAAGTTATTGTAATTCAAGCATATGTTGAACTTGAGCAAGCAATTGAAGCACTATCAGCACTTGAAGAATCTATGGCAGAATTTGGAGGCGTAGGTGGTGGAGGAGCACTTGATAGAAAAGCTAATCAATTAGCAAAAGAGAGGGTTAGGAATGCAATACAAATCTTAGAAGCTGCACAACAAACTTCTAGGATAAATCTAGCAGATAGTGGAACAAGAACAGGACCTGGCGGTAATGGACAAAAAGAAAAAACTCTTTTCCAACAACTTAAAGAACAAGCTCAAGCATCACAAAAAATGCTTGCAGGAATGTCTAAATTAGGTAATCAAAGAGGGTTTAAGAAATTCATTTCTGGACCCTTTGCCCCAGAATTTCTTGAATATCTTAGATCACAAGGAGAAAAAGGTCTTAAACTAATTAGGGGCGGTCTTGATAAAGTCAAGGGGGCATATGCTAATTTTGTAGCAGATCGGTCTGCACAACTTGCTGCAGAAGCAATGGCTCTTCCATTTACTCTCGCAAATCAGTTGCAGAATCAAAGAGAGGATCTAGACTATAGGAAGTCTCTTGTTGCAGAGGGAAGGTCTATAGAAGAAGTAGAAATAATAGCTGAACAAACAAAGGCATATAGAGATCAAATTCAAATAAACAAAGACATTATTAGACAAGAAAGACAAAAGAAAAAGTCAGAAAGAAATACAGGAAGAATTAAACAGCTTAGAGAAGAAAACTCTTTGTTACAAAAGGCAACTAATTCAGTTGAAAAATTTGCAAAAGAACAATTAGATTTAAATGAAGAGTCTGATCAGTTTACCAAGTTTAATACAGAGCTTGGAAGTCTGGACGATCAAGTCAAGGCTGCTAATTATGCTTTAGAATTAATGTCTGAAGGAATTGCGCCATCAGCGGCAGTTGCTATATCTCAAATTGCTGGAGCAGCAAACTACTCAACAGAAGAATTAAGTAAGTTTGTTGGTCTATTTGAAGAATTAGAAATACTTACACTTGCTATGCAAGATCCAGCACAATTAAGACTACAGCAACTTCAAGGACAAGAAAATATTAATCGACTTAAATATGAAATTGAGCTTCTTGAAAATATAAATAAGAATGAAACAATGTCTGCCCTTTATGCTGAAGAAAAGGTAGACAACCATGAAGACCTGCTTGAGGTTTATGAAAGAGAAAACGAACTAAAATCTAGAGAAATAGAGCTAAGACAAAGGGCACTTGAGCCAATTGATGAAGAAATAACCAGGCTTGAAGAACAAAAAGAAACTATTCAAGAAACATATGATAACCAGATAGAAGCACTTGATGAAATTTTTGAAAAAGAAGAAAAGATAATTGCTCTAAAAGAAAAGAGCCTAGACGTTGCCGATGCACTATCTAGTGGTGATATTGCTGCTGCTGCAAGAGCACAGATGCAGCTTCAATCGGAGCTTGCTGCACAAAGAAGAGAAGATCAAAGATCCATGCTTGAGTTGAAAAAACAAAAAGAGATTGAAAACATTGACGACAAGATTAATAAAGCCAAGGATAGAAGGAAGGTCATTGAAGAAGATATCAAGAGACTGCAACTTGAGCAAAGAGATATTCAAGATCAGATTTACAATACTCAGTTTTTTATTAATGAAGAGGCTGCAAGACTTGAAGATAAATATAAGCTTGGTAATAATCAACTAGCTATGCTTAGAGCAGAGCTTGAACTTGCTGAAGTAGATCAAAGAAAATTGAATGCTGCAATTGATGAACAAAATGAAAGATTAGCAGCTGCTAACAGAATTAAACAGCAGAATGCTACGTCATATTCTGCACCAGCACCAGCACCAGCACCAGCAGCACCAGTTCCTGGAGTAACAACGCCTGGAACACTACAACAAGCTAACATTGCCGCAGGAAAACCTGTTACAGTAGCAGATACAAAGGCTCAAACATGGTATGAAACAAAAACTCCTGCAGACTCAGTTATTCAAAGCGTTGTAAATCGTGCAGCACAAGGAGATACGTCAGGATTTAGGGCAAGAGAGTGGGCTATTATTGCTAATAATATTGGTAGAGCAGCAACTGTTATGTATGGTGGGAAAATCAAGCAACTTATGTTTGGTGGATCTGTTAATTATAGAGGTTCTAGAGAAACACCCCCAGGATTTATGTATGGTGGAAAAATGAAGAAGTTCGCTTCTGGATCATGGGTTCCTGGAAATGGAATGCTTGATAGTGTTCCTGCCATGCTAACTCCTGGAGAATTTGTAGTTCGTAAGCCAGTAGCAGAGACATATGGAAACTTTCTTCAATCTCTTAATGGTCAAGTATTCCCAAGAGTTAATTTTAGACAGCCAATGCCCAATGGTAGTGCATCAGAATCTGGATCAATGTATAATTATAATGTAAATGTAACACTAAATGGCTCAGATATGAATCCAGATGATGTTGCAAATGCTGTAATGAAGAAGATTAAGATGACTGAAAATACTAGACTAAGAGGATACAATACCCGTGGCTGATAGTGTATATATGGCTGGCAGGTCTAAATATGCAAGACCACAAGCCATTGTCTGGGCAGATGCATATGAAACTAGCAATGCTAAATATGTACCATCTGGGACAGAATTTGATGACTTCTTAATCCTTTCCGATCATAATCGTTCTGAAATATCTATTCAAAAACAAAGAATAGAAAATAGAAGAAGAATGATTAATGGAACAATGCGCTCATATCATATTGCAGATAAGAAAACATATTCATGGTCCTGGGAAATGTTTCCATCCCGTGCATTTTCAAATTCTCCTGTATTCTCTGCTAGTGGTCAATTGACAAATAGCGTAGAGGATTATGTTGTTGATCTTGCAGCAGGCGGGGTAGACCTAGTTGATTGGTATGAAAACCATCAAGGTTCATTCTATATGCTTCTTGCCTATGACAAATATAACGAATTTAATGTATTGCCATACCAACATCTTAATGAATATAACGAAGTTGTTCAAGTATACTTTGCCTCATGTGAAAGCTCTATAATAAAAAGAGGCGGAACAAATCACGATCTTTGGAACATATCAGTAACGCTTGAGGAGGTATAATGTTTTATGATGAAGACCTCCTAGATGCAATAGAAAATAACAACACGCTAAAAATTTCTTCTTTTATTCTTGCAGAGTTTAATCTAAATGATCTAGAAAATATTTCTAGAATAGGGAACTATAGATACAGACCTTTTGGTAATGATGGTCAATTCTTAGAGCCAATATCTACATATGATAAGTTTGACTTTGGAAACTACTATACAGAAGCAGACATTTCTTATAAAGAATATTCAGACACAGATGATGAAAATACATTTAAAGTTGTAGATAAAAGTAAAGACTTGTATTATTCTTTAGGAGATTGTTTTTTACCATTTAGACCAAGATCAGGAATTAATAAATTAAGATTTATCAATGGCAAGTTTTTTGATAACGTAAGGTCTGCAGAGCGTCCAAGATATTATATGCCTTCAAGGTCAGATTACTTTAAATATTGGACCTCATATAGGAATGAGGATGGTGTAGAAAGAGGAATATCTTCTCCATCACAACCAGTTATTGCGGGTTATGCTATGACAGATGCATGTCCATTTATTGTTTACAAAGAAGCAATTAACTTTAACAGGCTTGTTATCAAAATGCAAACAAATGTTGGATCGGTAAATCTTGGATCTATTAGACTTTCAAATGATACGGTTATATCTGATCCACTTTATAATTATTCAAATGCTACGGTACCAGCATCATGGAAGATACAATCTCTTGATGAAAAAAATAATTGGATTGACATTATTGAATTCAATGAAAATACGAGAAGGTCTGACGGAAGTCCAATAGTTCCAAAAGATGGACACGTTGAAATTTTTTATGGAATAAAAGTTCCAAAAGAATATATAGGGGTTTTTAGGTTTATTGACTACTCAGTAGAAACTTTACTGCCAAATATTGGTAATATTTTCGGAGATGCATATGTTGTCAATGATGATAATTTGCCAAATGGTAAATTAAAAATTTGGAATGGTTCAGATTGGGACGACTTTTTATTAGAGTATGGATGGTCATTATATGAAGAAGATGTTATAGAAAAAAATGGAACAATATCAAAGCCAGTTAATCCATACTTTTATGAGTTGAATGGTAAAAAAACATATAGAGAGTTTGATAGAACTAATGGCATAAGAATAGTTGTAAAAACAATGAATGCCCCATCAGCACCACTTGATATTATTGAGGTATCTCCAAGGCTGCTTGTCAATATGTCAGACTATGTGGAATCGTTTGATATAGCAAAGTCCCTCTCCGCTGATGAAAATGGCCTTCCAGTTGGATACCTAACTGTTTCAAACGGAAACGTTAACATTGTCAACTTTGACAATATATTAACTGAGTCGAATACTTTTGATGGCGAATTTGGAAGTATTGTAGCTGATTATGCAAGGCAAAATACAAAGTTTGTTTTTTATGAAACAATACTTGATGTTAATGGTTCGGATAAATATATTCCAATAAAAACTTTATATGCAGAAATTTTCCCCAGACCTTCTGGGGGAGATTCAGTAATATCTGTCCCATTAAGAGACTTATTTTTTAAACTAGAGACAACCAATGCCCCAAGCCTCCTAAGCCAAGAAACTACACTGACATATGCAGTAGCAACCGTTCTTGATTACATAGGGTTTAGTAATTACTTATTTAAAAATATTACAGAAGAAAACGATCCAATTCTTCCATTCTTTTTTATTGAGCCAAACATAAGTGTTGCTGAAATTTTACAAAGGCTAGCGCAGGCAACTCAAACAGCAATGTTTTTTGATGAATATAATAATTTTATTGTAATGTCAAAAGAATATCTTTTCCCATCAGAGACAGATCGTGAAATAGATTTCGTTCTTTCTGGAAATAATTCACCATTAGCAAATATTGAATCAATAGATAGTTCAGAAACAAAAATAATTAATGACGGAAGAATTGACTATACGATTAGATATATACAACGCTCAGTATCTACATTAAAATCTTCATTTTTACTAGATGAAGAAAGAACTTACAAGTATAAGCCAGTCCTTTTGTGGGAAGTAAGTGCAACAGAACAAACAAAAACTGTAAATGAAGCCTCAAAAGATTCCTCTGGTTACACTCTGGGAGCTATGGCACTAAATAATGACTTGTCTATTAATCCTCCATCTGTTGTAAATAGAGAAATGGTGAACAATGTTATTGATGTAGGAGAAAGCATTTATTGGATTCCAAGATTCCAGGGTTACCTATATGCAAATGGTGAAATAATTAGATTTGATGCTGTAGAATTTGCAGTACCTGGAACAGAAACTCCAACAGTTTGGATATCGAATAATCAAGAATATCAAAAATATTTTTCTTCTTTGCCATTTAATGGGAAAATATACCCTACTGGAAGGATAAGAATATTCTCTGAACCATATTATGAAACAATAAATGGAACAACATTTTTAAAAAATGGAGAAGTCCGTATACACGGTCGCGGTCAGTTTGGTACAGAAATAACAAATCATTCTGCAGGTCTTCCAGAATATTGGTCAAACAATACAAATACATATGGAGTAAGAACAGCGTCTGAATACCTTTTTACTACAACTCCCACAGAAAATATTTCATATCCAGAAATAAGCTCAACAAAAAGAGTAGAATCTGATGCTGTAAACGAAATTGCAAGAAAGTCAAAAAGAAACGGAATAATTAAAAACTTTATGTCTTCAAAAACATTTGTTGATGGCCTTGTTAACGATTTAAGAACCACAGAATCAGGAACATTACAATCCTCTGCTTTAGTATTTAAAGGCCCAGCACCTGAACAATCAATTCCTAACCATAGGGACTTAATTTCTTACATCTATAAAGATTTATCATCTAATTTTTCATTTAGAAGTTTTGGAACAAGAATGAGAATTATTGGGGAGCCAGATTTTAATTACGGTCAGATTGCAAATGGTTCTAGTAATTATTTTTCTATTCAATCTTTAGATATGCAAGATAGTACAAGCGTCAGTGGTGGATCTGGCGGTATGGGAATTATGGTAGATACTGATAGTGGTAGTGGATATTATTTTGAAATAGTTGCTCTTACAGAAAGAAATTTAGAAAAACATTATACTTTCGATGCAGATGGAAATGAATCATCTGTTATTCATAATATATTATTTTACAAGATAAATAAAAATGCATCAAGTGAATCATCTCTAAATGGTAAAGCAATTCCAACAAAACTTTGGGGTGGTCTATCAACTATAACGGTTGATAGTGGCTTATTTGTAGGTCAGGATAGGCTTGCAATAACAGAAAATTCTACTGTATATGATTTAAATATAGAATATGAAATTTTGAGCGGTGGAGCATTAAGATTTTACTTATATATAAATAATATTCTTATTAAGGTTGTTGACGACTCAGACCCTTTGCCAATAAAAACAAACACCTGCCTGTTTGTAAGATCAAGTTCTGAATGCATGTTTGAAAACATTTATGCAATTGATGACTTAGTTGCTAAAAATTCCAACGACAATATTATTCCAGACACTAGTATTTTTGATAACAATGGTATTAGAACAAATGAATTTTTAAAAAAGTACGCAATGTCTGGCATTATTCAGTCAACATATTTAAGCAATATAGGTCCAGACACCAATACAAAGTATCGTGCCTACTTTGAAGAGTTTGGCACAATTATGCGGGAATGTGCACACTTTAATATTAAATATGACCAAGCTTTTCCATCTTTTTATTCAGTTATTGCAAAAACATTTATAAATGACCGTGGCTACACAGTGTCTGGATTTTATGGTGGATCTTATGAGGCAGAGTTTCTTGTATTCAATGCAGCAGACAAGGCATTAGTTCTTGATGAAACTACGGGAAATTATTTAAGAATTTTAGGAGTTACTTTTACACAAAATACAAGTCAGAGTCTTACAGTAGACGACTACTTTAATAAAATATCAAACTTCTCTGACCCACAATATCAGGGTAATGAAATAGTTTCTCCACAAATTAATTTAGAAAAATATAATCAAATAAAGTCTAGTAGATCTAAATATGGAAACAAAGAATTCTCATTAGACTCTATGTATATTCAATCTCAAGATTTTGCTGAAAATATTATGGGATGGATAATAGATAAAACTATGAGGCCAAGAAGAGAAGCAACTATTAGAACTTTTCCAATGCCGCACCTCCAGCTTGGAGATATTGTTACAATAGATTATACACTGCCAGACGGTGTAGAATATGTTGATTCATCAACTAGATTTTATATTAATGACATAGTTTATTCAAAAATGTTGGGAGAGATTACACAAACACTTAAGGTGGTAGAGATATAATGGCAGCTATAAAATTACCAACGAGGGATATAGTAAATATTGAGACTCAGGTATTATCTGACTTGTCTGAAATAGAAAAATATATTTTTCAGGACATTGCTGGAACACAATTAATTAATCTTGTTAGACATGACACCATCAGCGGCGTTGATGTTGTATATTCGGTAATATCAGATCTAACAAAGGTAAATATTGATTTTGATCCATCATTACTTCTTATAAATAAGGCACAATATCAGTCTATCTTTAATCAATATTCAATTAAACTGGTAAATAAAATTCCAGAAGAAACATATTATGATGAAAATCAAGAGCTTCCAGAAAACAACCTCTTGACCAATGCTTATTATGATGGGGAAAATTTAATTTTGGAATTTAATAATGTTAAAACCACTGAACTTGTTCAAGTAGAGGTTGAGACAGATGGTAAAATAAATAGAGTGAGAGAAAATGATTACTTCTAAAGGCAACCAAATTATAACTAAGTACCTACTTGGCGAGTCGCCAGAATATGCTGCATATATTTCTGTAGGCGTTGGAGCAAAACCTTTGTCAACAGGCGAGGTAGACAACTCTCCAATAACTAAAAAATCTATGGATTTTGAGGCGTTTAGAATTCCTGTACTATCTCGCGGCCTTGTAAATGACAATATTGTTTTAGATATAGGTTCCTGGTCTGTAACAGACAACTCTGTAACTATAGAAACTCCATCGTTACATGGAACAAAAGTTGGAGATGAAATATTTGTAGAGTTTTCTAGTCTTTCAAATGATTCAAAAGAGGGTAATTTTATTGTTGCTTCTACAACATCTAATACTATAACTTATGAGCAAACAATTAGTGCATCTAATTGGTATTCAAGTGCATCAGCATCAGATACAGCCACAGTTTCATATAACAGAGAAAGAATTGTTTTTAAAGCTGAACTTCCAACAGATCAAAGATATGAAATGAGTGAAATTGCCCTGTATCCCGCAGCCAATAATTCATTGGCACTTAACTATGATAGCCGTGTAGTATCTGGATTTTTGACAACAGAGGGGTGGACATATCATAATGTTTCACCAAGCTTGATTGAGAGCGATAACACTATTCCTTTTACAACAACTAGTATTGCAAGTGCGTCGGGAGTAGTTAGTTCAGCAACCTTTATTGATCCAGCAACATCTTTGTCTGCATGTGCTATGTTTGTCAATTCTGACAATGAAGCATTTACTTTCTTCGAAAGAAAAGAAAAGTATGAAAATCCAAGATTTTACAATAGATGTTTGATGATTCCTGGGGATATGACAAGCTTTCTTAATGACGACATGGAACTAGTAGGAAAACAAAAATATATATTTACAAACTCTTTGAAACTTAATTTGAGTCAAAATTCTCCAAATGACTATATCAAGTTTGCATTTAGTGTAATATCTCAAGAACTGTCTCCTTTGTCTGCTCCTAGCAAGGTGAGACTAAGAATAGAATTTCTTGATAGCCTTAGTGCTCAAAAAGCGATAACAACTAGCCTACTTACATCTTCAGATTTCTCCGATGGAAGATATATAATTTTATCTAAACAGAAAAAAGATTTTGACCTTGGAAACAACTTTAGCTGGTCAAGAGTCGATGGTATAGTCATATATGCACAGACATTAGATGGATCTGGAAACTATGATGGATCTTATATAGCATTTGACGGTATAAGAATTGACAATGAAAATACAGAAAATCCGTTGTACGGCATGGTTGCTTACTCTAAATTAAGAAATAATTTTGATGATGGTCAAACAATTTTAAAGGTAGAAAATTCACAAGGATACATAGAATACCGTTTTGGAGTCAATATAGCATAATGGCTAAAATAATTATTCCAAAGAGTGCTTTGCCAACTGTTTCTGATGAACTAACAAATAAGTTTAGATATAGAATTATTAATAAAAACAGAAACCTTTATTCTCAATGGTCTGTAATTGGAGAAATAAAAAGGGCATTAGATCAAGCAGACTTTAATACAAATACAACATCATATTCTATTGATTCAAGCATATCTAATAGAATTGATGGAACATGGTATACGGCAGATATTAATCAAGAATTTGATATATATGTTAGATACAAGTTGTCATACTTTAGTGTAGTATATGGAACATTTTATTTTCACGAACCATTGTCGTTTTTGGGTAGAAAAAATACAAATTATGTTTCAATAAATCCATTACCATTAAGTAATAGAATATCAATATACTCCTTTGGAAACTACTCTGCACAAATAATGGTAAAGCTACCAGAATATCCAAGAATAGAATCTTTATCAGTAAATGTAGATCAATTTGATAGGAAAGTAAACTATTTAAGATATTGGCTTCAAAGAGATGTGCCATTTTCAGCAGGAGACTATGTAAATATTACATTAAACAACAATAACGCAGTCACCCCATTTGAAGATAATTCATTGTTTGCTGGAATTAAGAGGGTATATAGTGTAGGAGATGATGGAGATAATAGTTTTAAGGTGGAGTCTACTGGCCCTGATATATCTCTCAGGTCGGCATTAGATCTAGGAGCAGCTAATCCCAATACTGTGGCTAAAATAAATGGTCAGATACAATTTGTAACAGATGATATAGTCTTTACCTAATGATATAATTTACTAAGGAGAAAATATGGGAATCTTATCTACGCCCAACAGGGGCCAGCCGCTTGACGTTGATTATATAGCTCAAATAGCTACACAAGTTAATCAGCTTACCACCCTTGTTGGTGATAGATCATCATCATTTTCTTCTGTCAACGATGTAAGTGTTAAAACATCAGACATGAAATTTTTTGCTAAGACAGTAAACGTTTTTGCTAGTACAAATAAAACTGATGGCGACGTAGTAGACTATACTGTTTCATATCCACCATTTAATGGAAATCCAATCGTAACTGCAACGATTGTTTCTGGTGCTTCATCAACAATTGGCGACGATGCAACGGTAGTTATGAAAAATATTTCAAGCTCAAGTTGTACATTTAGGATAACTTTTAATGCTGGTGGAAACCTAGATATTTTTGTTAACATTATTGCAATAGGTTTCCCAGTTCTATCATAATTTTTATGGTAGAATTGTCTAAATTTTAAACAAGGAATATTATGTGCTGCAAAAGATGTAAAGGAAAAATGTTTGTAGATAGAGTTCATTCTGCATATAATCATTTGGAAATTTTTTGCATAAATTGTGGTTATAGAAAAATATATCACCCCCCATCAAAGTTTGGAAATTTTGCATTATGGCTAGAAAAAAAAGAAAAAGAGACAGCCAAACAGGTGAATGGCAGGTAGCTCCAGCAAGAACCATCTTTTTCATAGACGGTATATTAGTAAGGTTATTAAACACAAATAGAGGTGCGAATATCGTAAACCTGTTTGACTTGATTAATCAAAAAGAAGTATCTATGCTTTTATCAGATTTTAAAAGGCATAAAAAAAGAGCCTATACTTTGGCAGATACAGCAAGACTTTTAAATCGTGGTCCAGCACAAATATATAGATATATAAACGAGGGATTAATTGATCCGCCAACTGGAACCCAGCCAGGTGGGGAAAGGATGTTTACTAAACTATCTTATTATTCAGAGGACGACATATTTAAAATTAGAGAGGTTATGTCAACAATTCATAGGGGTAGACCAAGAAAAGATGGGAAAATATCCAACAGCGTATTGACTGAGCAAGAATTGCGTGCTAAGATGGGTGATGCCTTGATGTTATATACAAGGACAAAGGATGGGGATTTTGTCCCTGTTTGGTCAGAACAAACATATTAGGAGAAAAAATGTCAGAAAAAACAGAGGTTACTGTAAACCTTGGATACACGCTCAATCTTGGAAATTTTCAGAGTCTGAGGGTAGATCTCGGATGTACTGACTATGTTCGTCAAGATGAAGATGTAGATACCGCAATGAATCGCGTTTATGACTTTGTAGAGGGCAAAGTTATGAGTAGGATTGAGGAAGCTAAGCGGGAAATGGATTAATGGTTGATAAGAAGCAAAGATACTCTCTTATAAGCTATTTTAAAAAAGTAGCAAAGGAAAACAATGCTCCCTTACAACCGATTAATATTCATTCTCAGCAATGGGCTGCAGAAGCACTTATAGAATCATATGGATATCAGGAGTGTAAGGATTTAGTAGATTATTATTTTGTTGTCTCAGCCTCACCAGACTGGACATGGTTTGCGTACAACTCTGATAGGCTGCTACAATCTAAGACATTAGAAGATGATGATCGGATACTAAGAGAACGTTTACGAAAAGGTGCTAAGGAATGGTTGGAGACTTAATGGATGACCTAGAGGCAAAAGTATTATCTGCAGTCCTTGAAGACAAGCAAATTCATGTTTTATTGCAAGCAAATCCAGATTCATTATTCAGAACACATGGAGATGTTTGGGAATTTATCAGGACATACTATGAGAAGAATATGTCTGTTCCTCCGTCATCTATTGTTGTAGAAAAGTTTAGAGACTTTGAGCCAGTAAAAGATGTGGGTGCTACCAAGCACCATGTAGACGAACTAAGAACAAACTTCCTTGACGGTAAAATTAGGGAGTTGCTAAAAACTAGTGCATCACAGCTCCAGGAAAACAAGGTTCAAGATGCTCTTAATACCCTTATTTCTCAAAGTTCTGACCTTAAGCGTGGCTCTGCAGAGGTTCGTGATATTGACGTTGTAGATGTAGATGATGCTGTAGCATACTTCAAACACATTGAAGAACTAAATAGGCTTGGTGCTCATGGCATTAAAACAGGTCTGGCAGGATTTGATAACTACCTACCTTCTGGAATTATGCCAGGGCAGTTTGGAATTCTTCTTGCTTATCCTGCTATTGGTAAGTCGTGGCTTGCATTGTATCTTGCTGTGCAGGCATGGAAGAATGGCAAAAAGCCACTCTTTGTATCTCTAGAGATGACAGAGAGCGAGGTTCGTAATCGTGCCTATACTATTATGGCAGGGGGTCAGTTCTCTCATCGTAAGATTAGTGCTGGAGAAATTGATATTGAAGAGTTTCAGCGTTGGGGTAATAAATATTTAAATAATATGCCCTCCTTTCAGATTGTTTCTAATGATGGATTGGGCGAGGTAACTCCAGCAGTTTTGCGGGGCAAAATAGACCAATACTCACCAGACATAGTGTTTGTTGACTATATTCAGCTTATGCAGTCTAATACGCCAACGGATAATGAGGTAGTAAAGATTAAGAACATTAGTCGTGAATTAAAAATTCTTGCTATATCGGAGCAGACTCCTATTATTGCAATTGCTTCTGCAACACCTGATGATGCAAAGAATATGAATACTGTTCCAACTTTGGGTCAGGTTTCATGGTCAAAGCAGTTGGCTTATGATGCCGATTGGGTTTTGGCACTTGGCCGTGAAGCGTCCTCTGATATTCTTGAGGCTTGCTTTAGAAAAAATAGACACGGCTACCTTGGAGAGTTTTTAGTACAGGTAGACTTTGACAAGGGCAGATTCTTATACAAAGATTTTGAGGACCAATAAAGTCCAGTATAATTATCCTATGACAATTGTACACAAAGGGATTAAAAGGTTCGAACTAGAAGGACAAATCTATGATGAATCTTCTATTCCCCGAATAAAAAATGAACATATATTCATGCTAACAATGATGATGAAAACGAAAGGTTATTTGATTAGATATGATATTGACCCTGACTTTACCATCATGTACAATGGAAAATCATTCGACTTTAAGTTATCGGTATACGGAGTATTTGTAGGAAAGAAGAGGGCGCAATGGTTCGATGGGGTGGACAAAAACAAGCTAATATCGAATTCTACTCAGAAGAGCAAGTCAGAAGAACACTCCTGGCCTGCGGCATAGATATTGTCCAAGAGATTGAGTCAGACTTTATAATTTACTGCCCATATCATAACAACCATAGAACACCAGCAGCAGAAGTATCTAAAACATCAGGAGATTTCTATTGCTTTGGATGCCATGAGTCACGCGATTTAGTTCAGCTCGTAATGTTCTGCTCAAAAAGAAATTACTTTGAGGCAATGCGTCTTATTTATTCCAAGAAAGCAGAAGACAATATAGAGGTTGACTTGCTTAAGATATTAGACAAAAAGCCAGAATATCCAGAGTTTGATGAAGGAGTCGTATTAAGGCTAAATGATGCTGCTCTTGTGTCTTATAGGGCAGCAGGTTATCTAAAGGGCAGAGGCATTACTAAAGATAGCGTAGAAAAATATAAGATAGGATATTCAGAAAAGCAGGATATGATTACCATTCCCATCTACTCGCCTGATAGTATTTGTGTAGGAATGGTAGGTAGGTCTGTAGAGGGCAAGGAGTTCAAGAATACCCCAGGACTCCCACGATCTAAAACTATGTTCAATATCCAAAGAAACAAAGCTGCCAACAAGATATTCCTGGTAGAATCATCCTTTGATGCTATCCGCATTGAACAAGTGGGCGGTAAGGCATTGGCGACACTAGGATCAAATATTTCTAATAAGCAAAAGGACTTGCTAAAAAAGTATTTTACTAGTATAATCGTAGTGTCAGACAACGACGACGCAGGAAGGGATATGAAAGAAAAGTTATCAATGTCCCTTGGTAGCATAGTAATACAGGGCGATCTACCTGATACTGTTAAAGACGTTTCTGACTTGGATGACGAACAACTAAAAACATTTATAAATACATTTGATAACGAGATACATTACATATTACAATAGGAGAGATGATATATGGGAATTATTAAGGGGCTAAAGAACATTGAAGCTGTTCTAGATAAGCCAAAGACGGGCGGAACAGAAAGCAAAGTACGATGGCTAAGAATGGAAGATGGTCAAAGCACAAAGATTCGCTTTGTCAATGAGATTGATGAAGACTCTAAGTTTTATAACGAAGACCGTGGTTTAGCAATTGTTGTAAGCGAACATACTAATCCAAAGGACTATAAGCGTAAGGCTGTATGCAGTCTAGAAGATGAGGGCCGTTGCTTTGGATGCGAAATGCATCGTAAGGATATGAAGGCTGGATGGAGGCCAAGGCTACGCTTTTATACCAATGTTATTGTTGATGATGGAATTGAAGACCCATACGTCGCAGTATGGAGCATGGGTGTTGCAAAGTCTGCAACATTTTCTACTATTCGTGAATATGCAATGGATGCAGAGGGCATCACAAATATGACATGGAAGCTTAAAAGAAATGGTATGGGCACAGAGACAAATTATACTCTCATTCCAGGCGCACCAGACATAGAAGAGTTTGACTGGTCTGGAATTGAGGCATATGCATTAGAGTCTGCGATTAGACAGGTTCCTTATGTTGATCAAGAGTCTTTCTACCTTGGATTTGACAATCCAGCAACATCAACTACGGTTGATTGGTAAGCCTTGAATTACGCACCACTTCACGTTCATTCGCATTATAGTCTTATGGACGGGGTTGCAACCCCAGAGGAGTATGCTAAGCGTGCTGCTTCTCTGGGGATGCCAGCCCTAGCCATTACAGACCACGGTGTTCTTTCTGGTCATAGGCCAATGTACAGGGCTGCAAAAGAGCAGGGAGTCAAGCCCATTCTTGGTGTAGAGGGATACATTACTGCTGATCGTTTTGATAAGCGTGATAAGACAGAAAGAACAACACCACTAGACCTTATTTACAATCACATCGTAATCCTTGCTAAAGATCCACAGGGACTACAGAATCTTAATACTCTCAATGAGATTGGTTGGACAGAGGGATTTTACAAGAAGCCACGAATTGATTTTGAGGTTCTTGATAAGTATGGTGACGGTCTTATTGTTTCCTCTGCCTGCATGTCAGGCCTTATCAATAAGGCTATTGAAGTAGATGATTATGCTGTTGCCAAGAATCATATCAAGTGGTTTATGGATCGCTTTGGCGATGACTTTTATGTAGAACTTATGCCACACAACGTTGCTGGTATGAACACAGAGCTTTATAATCTTGCTAATGAAATGGGTGCTAAGTGCATCGTTACCCCTGACTGTCATCATTGTACGACAGATCAAAAGGTAATTCAAGAAATTATGCTTGCACTCAACACACATGCCAAGATACAAAAAGACGTTAGTTATGAGAAGTCTGCCAAGATACCTGACTTGATGAAGCGTCTTGACTATCTTTATGGTGAAGATCGTCCTATGTCATTCCGTAGTTTTGATATCCATCTCCTTTCATATGAAGAGATGCGAGAGGGTATGGAGAAAGAGCAGAAGTTTGATGATAGCATTTATTCTAACACCCTTGAGATTGCAGAGAAGGTTGAAGACTATAAGCTAAAGAGTAACCTTAATCTTCTTCCAATCAAGGTAAAGAATCCAGAAGATGAGTTGAGAAATCTTGTCATAGATGGCCTTAAGTCTAGGGGGCTAGACAAAGATGAAGAATATCTAGCCAGGGTAGACGAAGAACTATCTATCATTAATGACAAAGAGTTTGCACCCTACTTCCTTGTTGTTAGCAATATGATCTCATGGTCTAAGGAACAAGGTATTATGGTTGGGCCAGGACGAGGATCTGCTGCAGGCTCTCTCGTCTGTTATGCACTAGGTATTACAGAAGTAGACCCAATTAAGTATGGACTTTTGTTCTTCCGATTTATTAATCCTGAGCGAAATGACTTTCCAGATATTGATACTGATATCCAGGATAGCCGTCGTGAAGAGGTTAAGGAATACCTAGAGAAAGAATACAAGAATGTAGCCTCTATTACTACCTTCCTGATGTTTAAGGACAAGGGCGTTGTGCGTGACGTTGCTAGGGCACTTCATGTTCCTTTGCCAGATGTGAATAAGGCACTCAAGCTTGTTGACACATGGGAAGATTTTATTAGTTCTAATTCAACAGAATGGTTTAGAGAAAAGTATCCAGATGTTCAGATATACGCAGAGCAATTGCGTGGTCGTATTCGTGGTACAGGGGTCCATGCTGCAGGAGTTGTAACTGCAAAGGATGCTATTCATAAGTACGCTCCAATGGAAACTAGAACTGTAACGGGTACTAAGACTCGTATTCCTGTTGTTGCTGTAGATATGGATGAAGCAGCAGACATTGGCCTGATTAAGATTGATGCCCTTGGGCTAAAGACTCTTACTGTTATTCAAGATACTCTAAGGACTATCAAGGAAAGAAACGGTATAGACATTGATCTTAATACTATTGATCTAAAAGATAGAGAAGTATATCGAATGCTTTCTGAGGGAAATACCAAGGGAGTGTTTCAATGTGAAGCAACTCCATATACTAACCTTCTTATAAAGATGGGTGTTAAGAACTTTGATGAACTAGTGGCTTCTAACGCCCTTGTTCGCCCAGGAGCCATGAATACTATTGGAAAGGAATACATTGCTAGAAAGAGTGGTAAAAATATTGTTGAGTATCCCCATTCAGTAATGAGGCCATTCCTAGAAGATACTTATGGTCAGATTCTTTATCAGGAGCAGGTTATGCAGGCGTGTACCACAGTCGGAGGCATGACATTCGCAGAGGCTGACAAGGTTCGCAAGATTATTGGTAAGAAGAAAGACGCTAAAGAGCTTGATGTATTCAAGGATAAGTTTATTAGAAATGCATCGGCATACATTAGTCCATTCCAGGCAGATAATATGTGGCACGACTTTGAGGCACATGCAGGGTACTCATTTAATAAGTCTCACGCCGTTGCATACTCAATGCTTTCTTACTGGACAGCTTGGCTCAAGTTCTACTACCCTATTGAGTTTATGTATTCTGTCCTTAGCAATGAAAAGGATAAGGACTCAAGGACAGAGTATCTTATTGAGGCCAAGCGTATGGGAATTCCACTAAGGCTTCCCCATGTCAATGAATCAGAGATTGATTTCTCTATTGAGGGTAAAGCAATTAGGTTTGGACTATCTTCTATCAAGTGGCTATCTGATAAAGTTTCGTCAAACATTATTGCTGCTAGGCCATTTAATTCTTACCAAGAAGTTCGTGATGCCGCATTTAAGAAGGGTAGCGGGATCAATAGTCGTGCAATAGAGGCCATGAATGCCGTTGGTGCATTGACCTTTGACGATAATCCACGGGATGAAAAGAGGGTAAGAGAAAACCTTTACGAATATCTTAACCTGCCAGAATTCAACATAAATGTTCCTAATCACTATTATGCGTATATTGACAACTCTGAAGATTATGAAGAAGACGGGTCACACATTCTTCTAGGCGTTGTCAAAAATATAAAGCGTGGTAAGGGCTGGTCGCGTGTTGAACTACTAGACAAGACGGGATCAGTAGGAATATTTGCGCCTGAGGACACTACGATAGAAACGGGAAAGACGTACCTAATTCTTGCATCAGCCAATAGGGTTGCGGAGGCAATTCCAATTGATGAACTTGATAGTTACAAGACAAGTCCCATGATTAGGTTCCTCAACTATAAGCAAATACCCTTTGGACAAGACGAGGTTTTTGTGCTATCGTTTAATCCTAGAATAACAAAGGCGGGTAAGAAAATGGCTAACATGACAATAGCAACCGCTGATCGTGAAATGATTGCTGTAACAGTTTTCCCATCACAATTTGCACAAGCATATATGAAGTGTGAAGAAGGTACAGTCGTTAAGATTGAGCTATCAAAAACAAAAGAAGGAACTACCATTTTGAAGGAAGTAATATCATGAGTTATTTAAAAGATATGGATGATCTAGCCTTTACTCTGCACTCAGGAGCAGTAAAGAAGGGGTTCTATGAGCCATACTTACACATGGATGAGGCAGACAGGATAGTGTTTTATTTAAAGCAACTGGCTATGATTCATAGTGAGGTATCAGAAGTTTTAGAGGCTATGAGGAAAGAGAAGGGCGACGATGTTGTTGTTGAAGAGTTGGCTGACATTATCATTCGTGTCCTAGACTTTTGGGCATTTCTTTCTATGACACAGTATACAAATAAGTCTTTAGCAAAGGCCGTTGTAAACAAGATGGAAAAGAACAAGGAGCGTCCAGCGATGCATGGAGTATTAGCGTGATTAGTGAGGCAATGGAAGAAGTTCTTTCACAAATAGATCCAAAGCTTAGAAAGAAAGTGTCTGCTGCCTCAGATATTGAGGTCATAATGCAAAAGACACCCAGCGTTGGGCTAAATAAGCAACTAAATGGTGGCCTCGCTTATGGCAGGCAGGTTCTTATTTGGGGCAATAAGTCTGCTGGCAAGTCGTCGTTTTGCTTGCAAATGATTGGTCAGGCACAGAAAGAAGGAAAGATATGTGCGTGGATTGACTCAGAGCAATCATATGATCCTAAGTGGGCACAGAGGCTAGGAGTAGACTCAGAGAGCCTTATATATTCTCCTGCCAGGACAATCAACGACATGGTTGATGTTGCCACACAACTTATGTCTGCTGGCGTAGATATTATTGTTGTTGATTCTATCTCTGCCCTGCTTCCTGCTATCTACTTTGAGAAAGACTCTGATGAACTAAAACAGTTAGAGAATACTAAGCAAATCGGTGCAGAGGCACGGGATATGACAAACGCTGTCAAGATGCTTAACTATGCAAACAATCAGACTAAGCAAACATTGCTAGTTCTTATATCTCAGCAACGTAATAATATTGGTCAGATGTTTGTAAGCCACCAGCCCACAGGGGGTCATGCTGTTAAGTTTTTTTCTAGCACAGTCGTCAAGCTTTGGTCAAGTGAGTCAGAAAAGAATGCTATCCAGGGCAAGATAGAAGTAGGAGATAAAGTCATACAAAGCAAGATAGGTCGCCAAGTCACCTGGACTATTGACTACAACAAGACAGGAAAAGCCTTTGAGAGTGGCATGTACGACTTCTATTTCTCTGGTGACTTTGTTGGCGTAGATAACATTGCAGAAGTTGTAGACGTTGCAGAGCAATTAGGACACATAGAAAAGGGTGGCGCATGGTACACAGTTCTTGGAGAAAGGTTCCAGGGTAGAGCAAAGGTGGTCGAATGGCTACGACAAAATCCAGATAAGGCGGCAGAACTTGTCCAAATCATCGAATAAGTATCAGGTAATACATGGAATATTTCTATGCCAGGGCTGCTCTTCAGAGGCAAACTCGTCTAGATTTTACCCATCTACTTTAGATATTACCTGGAAGTGTAAATATTGCGAGCAAATATCCACTGTAAATATAGAAAAAGAAAGAGGATATTGATGAGTGAGCATGGCGAGTTAAAGCGTATTGGTGCAAAGCCACATAAAAATTCTGGTCGTGGAATGGTAAAAGGCGACGGTAGCTTAGACAGATATGTTGTAGATGTAAAAGAGTATAGCAAATCATTTTCTGTTAATAAGGATGTATGGGGTAAAATAGTTACAGACACTTTAAGAGTAGATCCAAATAAATCTCCCGTAATAATGTTAGTTCTTGGAGAGACAAAGAAGACAAGGCTTGCTATAATTGAGTGGAATGAGTTTGAAGAGTTACGAGAGATAAGAGAGAATAATGAGCGAAAACACGATTGATATTATAAATCAAATTAATGACTTTAATGATTTATCAGAATATATGCAAGATGAAGAAATAACTCAAGCACTTATCGCAATTGCTAAACTAATTGCTAAGCCAGATATTCCTCCAGACAAGGCTGCTAGGCTTATCATTCAGATTCAGGCCTACTCTGCTAAATTTGCAATGCTAGCTTCATGGTATGCCAATGTAAAAAAAGATGATCGTGCTAAAAAAAATATTTACTATTCAGCAAGAGAGGCACTTGATAAGTTATCGGATGCCCTTAAATACACAATTAGGAGCTACCATGGCTAAAAATATAATATCTAAGATTGTCAAGGGTAAATCAAAAGAGGCTGTAGAAGAAGTAGAATGGCAAACACAAATGCCTGACAATGTAGAGGATGAATTTGCAGACCTTGTTGATGCTATTCACAAGGGGTATGTTGCTAGCAATGAACCTAAGTATATGAAGAAGAAGACCTTTTCTCCTTCCACCATTGTTTTTGGTCACGGCAAGTGTCCACGGTATTGGTATCTAGCATTTGAGGGTAACACTTTTTATGAAGAGCGTGAGGGCAAGTCTCAGGCTAACATGGATAGTGGCACAGACAGACACAAAAGAATTCAAGATGCCATTTCTAGTGCAGGACTAATGCTTGTCAACGAAGAGAAGGTAGTGTTTGATGACCCACCCATCTTTGGTTTTTTGGATAGTATTATTAAGTGGAAAGATTCAGAATATTTAGTTGAGATTAAGACAGCAAACCATGATGCATTTGAGCGTCATAAGAAGAGTATGACAGCAAGTACATACCACATTGTTCAGCTTCTTATTTACATGAAAATATTTAAAAAGAAAAATGGCATAGTAATGTATGAGAACAAAAATACTCATGATCTACTTGCTATCCCTGTAAATATTACACAGAGACATGTAGACTTTGTTGACTACCTCTTTGATTGGATGAAAGAGGTGTATGGTGCATGGAAGGATCAGAAGCTCCCAGAGGTTCCGTATAAGAATAATAAAGTAAAGGTTCCGTGTGGTAGTTGCCCTGTGCAAAAGGCCTGTCAGGAGGCCCCTAAGGGAGATATTAAGATATCTAGAAGAAAGGAAGAAAAGGGAGATTTCTAATGTCTTTCTGCTCATGGTGCGACAAAGAGTTTTTTCCAAACTCAGCAAAACAAATTTATTGCTCTGCTGAGTGTAGGCAGGAGTCAAGTAAAGAAAAAATTCTTCAAAGATACGAAATAGAAAAAAGAAGAAAAAGAGTTGGAAGAGATAAAAAATGTGCTGGTGATTGTGGAACATATCTAAGCATTTATAATGATGTTGGAATGTGTGACAATTGCCTTATTAACAAAAAAAAGTTTAATAATTTTATAAAGGAGTTGAAAGGATATTTTGAGTACCAACAAGAGTAGGGGTTTAGCAAGTCTATCAAAACCAAGGACTATAATAGCAGTAGATGCCTCTACAAATTCAATGGCATTTTCAATATTTGAGGAAGGAAGGCTGATCAAATATGGAAAGGTTCGATTTGTTGGCACAGATGCTCTTTATAAAGCAGGAGATGCCTGTAGAAAAGCTATCCCGTTTTTTAAAGCTTTTCGATCAGACGCTATTATTCTTGAATCGGCTATCTATAGCAACTCTCCAAAAACCGCTATGCAACTGTCGTTGGTGCAAGGAGCAATTATTGCAGCAGCGCAAGTTGCTGGAATTAAAACGGTAAAGAATGTAGCACCTATGGCTTGGCAAAATTATATTGGGACCAAGCTTTTGAGTGCAGCAGAAAAGCAAGCAATTGTAAAAAAGACACCAGGAAAATCTAATTCATGGTATAAAGGAAAGGAAAGAGAATTAAGAAAACAAAAGACTATTGACTATGTTAATAATAGATACAAAATTAAAGTTGATGACGATGATGTGGCAGACTCAATTGGCATAGGGTCTTATGTAAGCGACAAGTGGGGTGCCATTTTTGAATAAAAAAGATTTTTACAAAAATAAAAGCTGGCTTCACAAACGTTATGTACAAGACAAGAAAACTCCAGAAGAAATAGCAAAAGAATGTGGTTGCACAGTACAAACAATTTATCTATACTTGAACAAGTTCGGATTAAAGATGGGAAGAAAGGGTAGAAGATGAATGACGAAGTAAATCATCCCAAGCATTACACAATACATCCTAGTGGTATTGAAACAATAGAGCTTACAGAACACATGAATTTCTGTCTTGGCAATGTTATAAAGTATGTTATGCGTGCCCCATACAAGGGTAAACAAATTCAGGACTTGGAAAAAGCAGCCTGGTATTTGAATCGTGAAATAAATAGACTTAAAACTATTGACAAAGAATAGACACCATGGTAGAATTGTCCTACCTACCACAAAGGAGTAAAAATGGGACGACGCAAAAAGGTGCAAATAAACGACCCCTTTATTAGAGAGGGTAGTTTTACTACACAAGAAGGCAAGGTAGTAAATCAGGGGGACATTATTAAGATAAAAGGTATTTGGGGTACTAAGTTTAAGTTTCACCAACATGTTACTAATCCAGAGAATAATAGGTCTTGGATTGATTGCGTAGAATTAGAAAAGGGTGTTAGTTGTGGTATGCGTTCTTTTTATGAAGATCGTGTAAGGGTAATGCCTAAGAAGCGAGGAAAGCGTGTCAAAAGAAATAGACCTAGTTAAGCATCTTGATGAAGTAAACAAGGTTGCATCAGAATATTTAAAGGGAACTGATACAGCACAGATAGCACGGGAGTTAGACATACCCCGTACCCGTGTAATGTCATTGCTCAATGACTGGCGTAAAATGGCAGCAAATAATGAAGCCATTCATGCGAGAGCAAGAGAGGCATTGGCTGGTGCAGATCAACATTATTCCAGCTTAATTAAAAAGGCATATGAGGTCATTGACACAGCAGATCAAACAGCAAATCTTAATGCTAAGACAACATCAATCAAACTTATTGCTGATATTGAAGCAAAAAGACTTGACATGCTTCATCGTGCAGGTCTTTTAGATAATAAAGAGGTAGCAGAAGAACTTGCTCGTATGGAAGAAAAGCATCAAATTCTTATAAATATTCTTAAAGATGTTGCTACAAAATATCCAGAAATTCGTAATGAAATTATGTCAAAGCTTTCTGAAGCAACTGACGGAGTGATCATAGTTGACAATTGATTTATCTGATTTCATGGAGGCTCTTGATGATAATCCATTTCAGGAAGAACCAGTAGATGTAGAAACCTTTGTAAAGTCCCCAGACTTTTTAGGGCAGCCAGAACTGTCTCACTATCAGTATGTTCTCGTAGAGTGCATGAGTCAGATATACAAAGAAAAAGATTTGCAAAGATTTATGGGAAAGGAAGAGGGTAGTGAACACTATAAGAAATATACTAAGTCAGAAGTTATATTGCAACTTGGCAAAGGATCAGGTAAGGATCACACTTCTACTGTGGGTTGTGCTTATCTTGTTTATAAGCTTCTTTGCTTAAAAGATCCTGCTGCATATTTTGGTAAGCCCCCTGGTGATGCTATTGACATTATCAATATTGCTGTAAACGCACAGCAAGCAAAGAATGTTTTCTTTAAAGGATTCAAAAACAAGATTGATAAATCTCCATGGTTTGCTGGAAAGTATGATGCTAAAGTAGACAATGTTGAGTTCGATAAGGCTGTCACAGTATATTCTGGTCACTCAGAAAGAGAGAGCCATGAGGGTCTAAACCTTATGCTTGCTGTCCTTGATGAGATTTCTGGTTTTGCCCAAGAGTCAAGTAGTGGCAATGAAAATGCAAAAACAGGAGAAGCAATCTATAAAGCATTCCGTGGCTCAGTTGATTCACGATTTCCCGACTATGGAAAGGTAGTTCTTCTTTCATTCCCACGTTACAAGGGTGACTTTATCTCTAAAAGATATGATGACGTTGTTGCTGAAAAAGAAACTGAATTTAAAAAGCATACCTTTGTTCTTAATCCTGCCTTGCCAGAAGATGATCCAGGAAACACCTTTGATATTGAATGGGAAGAAGACAGAATAGAGTCTTATAAGTTCCCTGGAGTTTATGCGCTTAAAAGACCTACATGGGAAGTAAACCCAACAAGAAGCATTGAAGACTTTAAGCTTGCATTTTATACAGATCCAGCAGATGCAATGATGCGCTTTGCCTGTATGCCTACTGTATCTTCAGATGCATTTTTTAAATCGCGGGATAAGATAGAAAAGTCATTAAGTATTCGTAATCCGCTTGATACTTTTAGAAGAATAGATCCTAGTTTTAAACCAAACCCAGATACAACTTATTTTGTACATGCTGACCTAGCACAAAAACATGACAAGTGTGCAGTAGCATTAAGCCATGTTGAAAAATGGGTAGAGGTGCAAACATTTAATGACTACACTCAAGTAGTGCCATTTGTTGTTGTAGATATGATTGCTTGGTGGGAGCCTCGTAGAGAAGGCCCAGTAGACTTATCTGAAGTAAAAAACTGGATTATTGATCTTAGAAGAAATGGATTTAATCTTGGTCTAGTTACATTTGACCGCTGGCAGTCATTTGATATTCAGCGGGATCTAAAGAGTGTTGGTATTAATACAGAGACTCTTTCAGTAGCAAAGAAACACTATGAAGATCTTGCCATGCTTTTTTATGAAGAGCGGGTTGTTGCACCACATATTGAAATACTCTTAGAAGAGCTTTTGGAACTTAGAATCGTGTCAAATAACAAGGTCGATCACCCAAGAAAGAAGTCAAAGGACTTGGCTGATGCAATGTGTGGATCTGTTTATAATGCAATCTCTCACTCCAAGAAAAATACTTTTGGAGAAATAGAGGTACACACATGGTCCTCATTTAAAGCAGATAGAAATAGAGAATTAATAGAAGAAAAAGAAAAACCACAAATGACAGATGATATAAAAAATTATCTTTCTAACTACAAACTAATATAGGAGACAAAATGTTAAAAGTAGGCAAAGCAATGTGTTTTGATGATATTCTTCTTGTTCCACAAAAAAGCTCAATATCTTCAAGACACGAAGTTAATTTGTCAATGAGTATAGGTTATAAAAAAAAGAAAATTAATCTAGAATTGCCTGTTATAGCAGCACCTATGGATACAGTTTGTGACACTGAAATGTGTATTGCTATGCATAATGCTGGCGGTATAGGAATCCTTCATAGATATATGTCTTATCAAGAACAAATATTAAAGTCTCAAAACCTTTTAGAAAAAGAAATAAGATTTGGTGTTGCCCTTGCATCTAATAATGGATATCTTGCTCAGGCAGATCATTTATATAATGTTGGAGTAAGAGTTTTTCTTGTTGATACTGCAAACGGTCATAGTACTTATGCTACTAAGGCAGTAGCACAACTTAGAAACGCATTTAAAGATGCACATATTATGGCTGGAAATGTTTCTACAAAAGACGGATTTTTAAGGTTGGCAGAAGCAGGAGCAGACTCTGTTCGCGTAGGAATTGGTGGAGGGAGTGCCTGCACTACAAGAATGGTTAGTGGCCATGGAGTTCCAACATTACAATCAATTATGGATTGTGCAGAAACATTTCAAGAATGTTCCATCATTGCTGATGGAGGAATAAGAACAAGTGGAGACATGGTTAAGTCTTTTGCTGCTGGTGCTGATGCAGTAATGATTGGATCAATGCTTGCTGGGACAGATGAGTCCCCAGGAGAAATACTAACAGATGCTGATGGTAGAGAGGTAAAAGCTTTCCGTGGCATGGCGAGTGCTTCTGCACAAAAAGATGCCACAGGAAAGGTTTCGGTAGCAGAAGGTATATCTACTACTGTTCCATACAAGGGTTCTGTTGCACACATTCTTAATCAAATTCGTGGTGGACTAGGTAGTGGATGCTCTTATAGCGGAGCAGAGAATCTTTCATGCCTTGAAGAATATTCAGAATATGTAACGGTATCAGCATTAAGTATAAATGAATCAATTCCACATGCAAAAATAGGATAGAATATATACATGTCAAATTATGATAAAGAAGCGCAAGACCTGATAGAATTCCTTATTAAAATGGGAATACTAAAGCCCTTAGGATATGATGAAAGTATTGGTGACGAAATGTATCTTGTGTCACAAGAAACACAAAATCTTATGCCAGAGCTTGCAAAAATGCAACAACAAGAGCTAAATGCCACAGTGTTTGATCTATGGAGTATAGACATGATTGATGTTACTTTTGGTGAAGATGGCGAGCCTATGATTGGACTTAATAAAAATAGTACAGATATAAACAAAATAGAGGCAATAGAGGATGAAAAGTTAAGAAATCAAATGTATTTTATAGTTTCTATTTTTTCTAAATATTTTGATGAAAATGAGAAACAATGATATAATTGTCCTATGCCATGGGAAATTAGGCGCAATTATGGTGGCTGTTCTGGATACGCAGTAGTAAAGCTACCAGACGGCTCAGTTTCTGGTTGTCATACAACTAGAGCGTCTGCAAGGGCACAGTTAGCAGCATTATATGCATCTGAGCCAGAGGCTGCTCAAAAAGATGTTATAACAAATGAAACTACCCCCAATAAATACCCACAATACATTGGACCTAAAAAGAAAAAGAAAAGGGAATTTATGGATACAACAAAATCAATGCATGAAGAAGAGCGTCTTTATGACATGCTCACTCCAGAAGAGAAAGCATATCACGATGCACTCGTTGGTATTGCAGAAGATTTTGGTCCCTTTGATCAGGGCGCATCAAGTATATGGGTTGGATATGAATCTGCTGCAGAAAATGAAGATGCAGCGATAGGAGTAAAGTGTGGCAATTGTTCATTTCATGTTGAACAAGAAAACGGAACTATCGCTTGTAAGCTCGTATCATTTCTCGTAGAGGAAGAGGCAAAGTGCAGACTTGCTGCAATTCCAGATGGACTAGTAAATACAGGAATGGAAACACCAACTATGAACAGAGATCAAATGCAGGAATTTGTTGATGACATGATGGAAAGAATTGGCAAGGCAGAAGGCGTAAGAGTCGGAGACATGGTTTCCTGGAATTCTAGTGGCGGTAGGGCAAGTGGCAAGGTAACCAGAGTTATTCGTAATGGAAAATACAATGTTCCAAATTCAGACTTTACCATTACTGGAACTCCAGATGATCCAGCAGTAGCAATCAGAGTTTACAGAAATGGAGAACCAACAGACACCGTGGTTGGTCATAAAATGAGTACTTTAAGGAGGGTAGGTAAATCAATGAACCAAGATATTAATGATGCAATGGAAATTCTAAAGTCCATTAACAAAGCTCATCATGACATGAAAGAAGAGGCCAAGGCACATAGCATGAAAGAAGAAGAGAAGTCAATGCATGATGATGAGGAAGACGAAGAGATGCAGCAAAAGGGATACAAGGATAAGGAGAACAAGTCAATTGATTCAGATTCTGCTCACAAGACAGATGTACCAGCAGATCTTTCTTCCATCTTTGCCAATCCTCCAAAGCAGGCTAGGAGAGCAACAACAGGTGGAAAGTCTCCAATATCTCTTAATCTTTTTAGAGGAGAAGAAAAATAACAATGGACTTCTATAAAGAAGAAACATACACACCAACTTCTGGAATGAAGGCTGCCGCAAGGCGTGCTTTAAAATGGAAAGAGCAAGGTAAAGCAACGGGAGCGGGAACACCAGTAGGCTGGGGTAGAGCAAGCGATATTGTCGCAGGAAGATCAATGTCTTTGTCTACAGTAAAAAGAATGTACTCTTTCTTTTCACGACATGAAGTTGATAAGAAAGGTAAGGATTTTTACAATACTTCCAACCCATCTAACGGTCGTATCATGTGGGATGCCTGGGGCGGGGATGCAGGATTTTCTTGGTCTAGGAAGATTGTAGAGAGAGCCAAGGCCAAGAAAGATGTTTGGCAAGACTCTGCGTTTTCCTTTACCAAAAAACTTGACAACGAACAATAACCAATGTATTCTTTACTTCTAAAGAAGGAGAGATAATGAATGAGAATGAACAAATTCTACAGGCTATGGTTGAGTATTATCGTAACAAATGTAGTAAACTTGAGCATGATTTTCTTGTCTATAAAATCAACTCTCAAAGAATCATTCAAACACTCAACGAAAATAAATCAGATGAGTCGTCTTCAGCAGAATGACATGCAGACTCAATCTCAAAAACTAAGAAAGAAGTATGTCGTGACTGTTGCTATTGTAGGAGAAAAGGCTTATTGGGTTCATCAAAACATTTTCTATGAAACAGAAATAGTTGATGGAGAAATTGATAAAGATTCTGCACGACCAATTGACGCTCATAACTTGTCAAAGAAACAGTTTAACGAACTGCTTGACATACTAGACAGTATTTCATAATATCATGAACGATTACATGTTTTTTGTTTGGGTTATTATTGCTATTGTTCAGGTAGTTTTATTTTCATTTTACCTTGGAAAAATATCAAAGAATGATCAAAAAATATTTGAAGAATCTATTGACATAATTCCGATTTGTAACTATAATGGATATAATTATTGGCTAGAAGAAACTGGCTTATATAGATTGCAAGAAAACAACAAAATAGATAAAAAATCTGCTGAAAGAATAGATCAGGTGAATACAAAAGATCTGTCTCCAGTAGAAGTTATCTACATAGTAGAAACAATAAGGGAGCAAAGATGATTATTGCAGTTCAGGGTACAAAAAGATTTCAAGACTATGATACCTTTATGCGTGCCATGGGAGTAGCATTGTCTCAGCCAAATAATGAAAGCATAATTGAGGTCTGGTCTGCTGGCCCACACAAAATAAATTCATTTACTGCTGCCTTTTGCAACTCTGCAGAAAACTATTTGAAGCAAAAAGGTTTTAAGGTTGTCTTTAAGAAGCTCCCAGAGAATTATATTGAAGAGAACATTGACTATGTTTCTTATCTTGCCTTCTTTAGTAAAAAGAATGAGAATCAATCTAAGCTTGTGAGCATTGCAGAACTGGCAGACATTGAAGTTGGCATTTACAGGGATTAATATGTTGAGCAATAAAGATGTTTCTTATCTTAATCTTGCACGATCCTTGGCAGAAAGATCTGAGGAAAATAAAAGGCATGGTGCTGTCGTAATCAAATCTGGAAGAGTCGTTGGCTATGGTTTTAACAAGTTTAAAAATCATACAGACCTGTTTCCAGAGGAACTAATTAAGGTTCATTGTTCACGACATGCAGAAGAAGTTGCAATTAAAACCGCTGGACAAAATGCAAAGGGAGCGATTCTTTATGTTGCAAGAGTAAATAGGCAAGG